AGGGGCAGAAGTTGAAGGTTATTATCATAACAGAGCAAGAAGGATTTAATGAAAGAAAATTACGTTAGAAAAGCAGAACTAAAAGATGCGTTAGAGTTAGCACCTAAAATAAGAATAGGTGACAGACAAGAAATAATGGCTTCCAACGGTGTATCACCTTTAGAAGCTCTTGTTACTCCTTTTACTCAAGAAGGAAAAATTTACTCTATTATAGGAACAACATCTGAAGGTGTCATTGGTATGTTTGGTTCTGTACCGTCTTCAGAAAAAGGATTTGGAGTTGTTTGGTTATTGTCTAGTGAAACTTTATTTAAACATACTAAACAATTTATAAAAGAATGTCCTAAATGGGTAGACGAAATGAGTGAAGGTTATGAATACGTTTACAATTTTGTAGATGAAAGAAATTGGAAAAGTTTAAAATGGTTACAATTTTTAGGATTTGAACCAAAAAATAAAATAGGAGATTTTGGTATTGGAAAGATGCCATTTTTATTAATGATGAAAGAGGTAAATAATTAATGTGTGATATTCAAGCGGCACTTCAAGTAGCAGGAGCAGTTCAATCTTATAGACAAAAGAAAGTAGATAATGCCGCTATAAGAAGAGACCAAGATACCACAAGAAGTAATGCTGATAAGGCATACCTACATGACATGGTTAAAATTGACCAAGAAAAAATTAATGCAGACATGGAAAAAACTAAAGCTGAAATCAGAACTAAAGCTGAAAGAGACAGAGAAATTGCACAAAAAATTAATTTAGGAAATGCTAACGATACTAAAATTGTACAATCTATTGGAGCTATGTATGATGAAGATTGGATTGATATAACAAGTGGTTACGAAAAAGATATTCAATTATTTCAAAATCAACAAACTGAAGCATACGCTAATCAAGTTAAAACTTATAACAGTTTAAAACCACCTACAGACCCATCAAGAACTGGTTTAATGTTAGATGTAGCTACTGCGGCTAACGGCGGTTATCAAAGAAGTCAAACCAACGCAGACCCAAAAAAATAGGATAATTAATGGCTAAATATCAAAGACAAGGAACAAACAAATATTATGGTGCGGCAAACGCAGGATATGTCTCAACGGGCAGTAGTGTTGATGGATTAGCAAAATCATTAGTAAATGCAGGATACAAAATTGGTGAAGCAGAAAATTTAAGAATTGATAGAAAAAAAGATAAAGCTATTGCAAAAATAGATGAGCTATATGCAAATGGTAAATCTTTTGAAACTATCCAATCTGAAATTATTTCAGGTAAACACCCAGAGCTTACAGGTAAATACATTGATGCAACTACAAACTATCACGCAGGTAGAGTAAAAGCACACGAAGTTATTAAAGAAATAGAAACCAATAAAGATAAATACGACATTAGAAATCAAGAGATGACTTTAGATGTTTTCTATAAAGATTTTATGCCTGACACTAAAGCTATGGACAGTGCCACATTATTAGGTTTTACAACACAATTTAATAAATACAGAGCTAAAGATGCGTTAATAGATGCTGAAAATAGAGCGGCTTATAACACTGAAAAGAAAATTACAGATGGTGTAGGATTGTTAGATGACATTCCTACGGAAAGTTTAAAAACAGAGTTACCAGATTTTATTAAAAGTTTGCAACCAATAGTTCCTAATAGTGATGGTTCTGGCAATCCAAACGTGTTGCATACTAATGCAGAAACTTTAGCAATCGTTAAAAGAAGTGTTCTTGACATTATTGCTAATGCTCAAACAGAAGATGATTTAGATAGAGCAGATATTTTAATAAATACAAATTTAGGTTATTCTAAAAATGGGTCAGCGATTGGTACACTAGCTTCAAGAAAATCTAAAGAAGTAATTGCAATACAAGATGAGCTAACTAAAAAAAGAAGAACTTTACAAATACAAGATAGAGAAGAAGCTGATTATCAAAGAAAACAAGAAGTTAAAAAGATTTATGCTGAGTTATACGCTGATGTAACTGAAACTGATGCAGAAGGAAACGTCACAACACGTCCTAAAACACAGACAGAAAAGATGGCTTTAAGAGATAGATTAGAAGCTATGGGAGATGTTCAAGCAGTTGCAAATTTTGATAAAGCAATGATAGCAGATTTATATATCAATGATGACCCGCAAATTTTAGATGATTTTATTACTAAAATTTATTCTGATGGGTTTGCAGACATAGAAGAAATGAAAGAAGAATTTAATAAACTAGATACTGACCCAAGAAAAATGGGAGCAATGCTAGACCATTATGAAAACTCTCAAAAAGATGATAACGTAAACTTACACATAAACAATCTAGCATACTCTTCAGGTTCAAAAGCTATAATGGATATTATAGATGGGGCTTACACAGATAGTACCATGCAAAATAAAGAGAAAGCACAAGCTATAGCCGAAAGCTCGGTTAGACGGCATGTCATTAGAGAAATTTATGATTTTGAAAGTGATTTCTTTAAACAAAATGGGCGAAAACCTACTAATGATGAAAGAGATGCTTTCATGGTTAAACTTGAAAATTACATTAAAAAACAATATCAAAATTCAGTTGGTCAAACAGAAAAACCTTTAGTTACTTTTGATGAGCAACAAAGAATAGCTGATGCTAAAGCCTTAGAAGAAAAGAAAAAGATAGAAGCAGAGGAAATTCAAGAAACTAAACGTGAAGAAGTCAGACAAGCTACAGGTTTCTATGAAACATTTGACACTGCTGTGTCAGCTTTATCAACTATACAAGTACAAACAGATAAATTTGATGACAAATCTATTATGATAAATGGAGAAAAAGTTAATGTTCCACAGATAGAACAGCACCGAACTAATAATGATAATTTCCCATTTAACAGTATTTCTCAAGAAGATTTTAATAAAGAAGAAGTCATACCATTTATACAAAATACTTTATCATCAATATTTCCTGAAGGCGTTTTAAATAAAGAATTTTTTGACCTTATCCCAGATAAACAAGGTGCAAAATTAATAAATGATTTATCTAAACAATTAGATATTGACCGAGAATTAATAATTGATGCAATGGAAGGCATGGCTAAATAATGGATTTTAAAAAATTAAGAAATAACGATACTACAGATACTTCAACTTATGTTGTACCTGAAGTTGCTAGAACTGAAACTGATGCGTTAGAGCAAATTCAAACAGAAGAGTTTTATAAAACTTTAAAAAGTTATTATTCATACAGAGAAAATGATAAAAAATTTAACAAGATGTCTCATGCAGATTTGTTAGATTATTTTTATACTGATAGGTCTTGGAGGACTAACAATTCTTTTTCAATGGGTGCTGACTTATTAGATGTTAGAGGTTTTGAAGATGAACAAAGATTAAAAGAATTTGCGTACATATCACAAACTTATGAAAATTTACCATCATTTTGGAATGACCCAAATAGAAGTTTTGGTGCATGGTTAGTAGATAATGGTGGAGCTATGATAGCTGACCCTGTAAACCTTGTAGGTTTAGGGGTAGGTGGACAAGCCGCTAAACAAGCATACAAACAAGCATTAAGAGTTACTATTAAAGATAAAATAGCAGGTGAACTTAATGAAAGAGCTTTAAAAGAAACAGCTAAATACGCACAAAAACAAGCGTTAGGTAAAGCTGTAATTAAAGGTGGATTAATTGAAGGTGGTATCAATGCCGTTATTTCAGGAGGGCAAGACGCATTATTACAAACTACGAACATAGAAGCAGGTATACAAGACAAATATGATGTAGGTAGAGGTGCGATTGCATCAGCCGCAGGTTTTGGATTTGGTACAGCTTTTGGTTCTGCATTTTCTGCGGGAAGTTTTGTATTAACTAAAAACGCTCTACGAAGAAAGAGTGTTAAAAAATTATTGGAAATAGACGCTAAAGGTAGAAGTAATATGACAGGTTCACAACTGTTTGATGTACTTGTACCAGATGACAATACACCTTCTTTAAAAATTAAACCTACTCCTAAAACAACAAAAGAATATATCAACGACCTCAATCGAGGTGAAATTACTCCTAAAGATAAACCACCATTAAAATCTAACAATGCCACTAAATTTCAAAAACCAAGTTCTGACCAAAAACAAAGTAATGAAGGTTTAATAAAATTTACGATTGATGAAACTACTGATAAATTAAAAAAAGGTACAATTACACATGAACAAATGATTAATGATGCTGTGAGATTGTATGGAGCTGACCCTAAAAAATTAACTGAGTTTGCAGAAAGAGTTGCGTATGGTGAAGATTTTGTAAATCTATATGCAACAATGGTTGCTCAGAAAGATAAAATAAAAGCAAAATATGACATCATGGGTGCATTAGGAACAGAAAGCAACAGACTTGATTTAACACCTGATGAAAAATTACAGTTGATTGCTGATTTTGACAAGAAGATGGCAGAAACATCAACTGAATTAATGATTGATAGTGTAATGGGTACAAATGTTGCAAGAGGTATGAATGCAAGAAACATTGATGCTGATGGAACAAGAGCCGCTAAATTAATGACTGAACCAGAAAATCCTAAAATGTTAGAATTAGCAAAAGGAACACCAGAACAAAAATGGGAATTTATGAACGCAGTTGGTAAACTATCTGACAGAGACCAAATTATTAGAGCATTGCAAAATGTTAGAAAAGTAAATAATTGGGAACTTGGTATGGAATTTGTAAACAACAACCTTCTATCATCACCTGATACACACATTCTTAACATTGTGTCTGGGCTAGTTCAAACTCAATGGAAACCTGCCACCATGTTTCTAAGAGGTCTTAATATGACCTTAACAGATAAAGACAGAGCAAGAGTTATTATGAGAGAAGCTCTACAAACTTATTTATATCAATATGCTTTTTTAGGACATGCTTTAAAAAGAGCAGGGAAATCTTTTTATGAAGGTAGAGCAATACTTGATAGCAGACAAATGAAACATGATAGCAATGTTAGACAAGGTCAACTTCAAGATTTATTTGATGCGTGGGGAGAAGCTCTTACTGATGTAATAGGATTAGAAGGAACAGCTATAGGAAAAGCTGTTACACAATCTTTTAAAGGTGTAGGTAGAGTAATATCATCACCAATGAGATTATTGTCAGCAGGAGATGAATTTCTTAAATCTATGATGTTTAAAGCTAGAATGACATCTTTGGTAAATTCAAGAATATTAAAAGAAAACCCAGAGTTTAGTGTAATGAATGACACTAATATACAATTAAATCGAAAGAATTTTACAGATATTAATTATGCAGAAAAATATAAAAAAAGAGCTAAAGAAATTGAAGCTGAATTTATTAATGAAAATGGTTCTGCAATCGAAGTAGGAAATACAGTTAATGATAGATTAAACTCTCCTTTGTACCATGCACAAGAAGGTTCATACACACCTTCAGCAGGTCAAATAAATCCAAACACAGGTAAACTAGAAGATAAAGTTACTGGAACTATTTTAAGAACTGCAACAAAACACAAAGCATTAAGACTACTTGGGCTTCACTTTATTAATACACCATCAAACTTGTTAAGATGGTCAGCACAACACCTACCGTTTTTAGGTAGATTTCAATTTCAGATGGGTCACATGTTAGCAGAAAAAGGATTGAAGAATGGTAAATTTAGAAGTGAAATAGCTAGAGGTTTAAATCCTTTTAGAAAAAAAGAATACCTAAACCCAGAAGCGGCGGCAGAAGCCAAAGCAAGAATACAAATGGGTTGGGCATTGTGGGGAACTGCTGTTAATTTTGCTTTAGCGGGAAAAATTGTAGGTGGTGGAGATGTTGATTGGAAAAAACAAAAAGATAGAGAACAAAATACTGGTGAAATTCCATATTCTTATAAAACAAATGATGGAAGATATATCTCTTTAAATAGGTTAGACCCTATTATGATGCCATTCTTTATTGCGGCAGACTTAATAACATTATTTAAAAACAGATTAGGTACAACTGACGATTTAGACCCTGTTGTAGAAAAAGATGCAACAGAATTAATTATGGGTACTGTAGCTACTCTAGTAAGAAATGTCACTTCTAAATTTTACACAAAAAATATTATTGAGTTAGTTAATCTGATGACTTCAGATGATATTATGTTTTCAAGAAAACCTGAACGAATGGCAACAAACGTAGCTTCTCAATTTGCATATAAGGCTTTTCCATTGTCAGGAGGATTAAGATATTTAGACAGAGTTAATGATGAATGGGAAAGAGAGCTTTATACTTTAAGTGATAGATTGTTGACATTAAATCCAATGGATAGCAAAACCGCAGTTATGCCTAAACGTAATATGTTTGGTGAACCTATTGATAGAAAGAATGGTTGGTTATTTGGATTAGGCGGTGAAAGTGGATTATGGTCTTCACCTTTTGCTATGAGTAATTTTAAAAATTCTGAAACAGCAAAATTTATAAGAGAAAGAGATTTTAAATACAGACACCCAGTACAAAGTATTAGATTAAAAGGAGATTTTACAGGTTCAATAAATTTAAAAGATATAAGAAATGCTAAAAATCAAACCGCTTACGATAGAATGCTAGAAATTAAATTTGAAACTAGAGTAGATGAAAACGGAAGCATTATTTATGATAAATCTTATGATGGAAAACACTACACATTGTCTGAATATGTTGAAAAAATGGTTACAGATTTAGGAAATAAAAAAGGAGAATTATATCAACACCCATCAGGTACTATTAATGGTAAAGATGAACAAGCTCAAATTATTATTGATTTTGTAAAACGGATAGACAGATATTCTAAAGAACAAATGATGGCAGAGTTTCCTGAGTTTGCTGAAAGACAGAAAGAAATCTATGAAAACAAAGACAATAAATATCGAAAACACTATAAGACACTAGAAACCCTAGCAAACAACTAAACTTACACTTTTAGTAAAACCCAATCAAAAACATAAGGAAAATCACGCATGGCAAATAGTTTTGTACGTTATACAGGTAATAACAGTACAACATCATATTCTATACCTTTTAGTTATAGAGCCACAAGTGACCTTACAGTTACATTATCAGGGGTTGTTACTACAGCTTAC